CACTTGTACCACTCGTTCCACTTGTGCCGCTACTTCCGCTTAAACCACTACTACCACTTGATCCACTGGTTCCGTTTGAGCCGCTTGTACCGTTAGTTCCACTTGTACCACTTGAACCACTTGAACCACTACTTCCGCTTGTACCATTTGATCCACTTGTGCCGCTTGTACCACTTGTGCCACTAGTTCCATTTGATCCACTTGTACCGCTTGTACCACTGGTTCCATTTGAGCCGCTTGTGCCATTACTACCACTTGTACCACTCGTTCCACTTGTGCCGCTACTTCCGCTTAAACCACTACTACCACTTGATCCACTGGTTCCGTTTGAGCCGCTAGTACCGTTAGTTCCACTTGTACCACTTGTACCACTTGAACCACTACTTCCGCTTGTACCATTTGATCCACTTGAACCACTTGTACCATTTGATCCGCTAGTACCACTTGTACCACTTGTACCACTTGTACCGCTAGTACCACTTGTACCGCTAGTACCGTTAGTTCCACTAGTTCCACTAGTTCCGTTTGTTCCACTCGTTCCGTTTGTTCCACTTGAACCACTTGAACCACTTGTGCCGTTAGTACCACTTGTGCCGCTAGTACCGTTAGTTCCACTAGTTCCACTACTACCACTTGTACCATTAGTACCACTTGTACCACTGGTTCCGCTGGTTCCGTTAGTTCCATTACTACCGGAAGAACCGCTACTTCCACTTAAACCACTACTGCCACTTGTACCGTTCGTACCACTGGTCCCGCTTGTACCACTAGTCCCACTTGTACCACTCGTACCACTTGTACCACTCGTACCACTCGTACCGTTTGAACCACTTGTACCATTTGAACCACTTGTACCATTTGAACCGCTTGTACCATTACTGCCACTAGTGCCGCTACTACCACTACTTCCACTGGTACCACTACTACCACTTGTGCCATTAGTACCACTTGTACCACTGGTTCCGCTGGTGCCACTTGTACCGTTTGTTCCATTACTTCCACTAGATCCGCTTGATCCACTACTGCCACTGGTGCCGTTACTACCACTTGTACCACTTGTACCACTAGTTCCACTCGTACCACTAGTTCCACTTGTACCATTTGTACCACTGGTTCCGCTAGTACCATTTGTACCACTGGTACCGTTACTTCCACTTGTACCACTGCTTCCACTACTACCACTAGACCCGCTTAGTCCGCTTGATCCACTTGTACCACTTGTACCGCTAGTACCACTTGTACCACTCGTACCACTTGTTCCGTTTGTTCCATTAGTACCGCTTGTTCCACTACTTCCACTACTTCCACTACTTCCACTACTTCCGCTTGATCCACTAGTACCACTTGTACCACTTGTACCACTAGTGCCACTTGTTCCACTAGTGCCACTTGTTCCACTAGTGCCGTTTGACCCACTAGTGCCACTTGTTCCATTACTACCACTTGTCCCGTTTGAACCACTACTACCGCTGGTACCACTTGATCCACTTGTTCCACTTGTTCCGCTGGTACCACTTGTTCCACTTGTACCGTTGGTACCATTAGTACCGTTACTTCCACTGCTGCCACTTAAACCACTTGTACCGCTAGTACCACTTGTGCCGCTACTTCCGCTTAAACCACTACTACCACTTGTACCACTGGATCCACTTGTTCCACTGGATCCACTTGTCCCACTTGTACCACTTGTCCCACTGGATCCACTTGTTCCGTTGCTACCACTACTACCGCTGCTTCCACTTGAACCACTGGAACCACTACTGCCGCTTGTACCACTGGTTCCGCTTGTTCCGCTTGTTCCATTTGTTCCACTTGTACCATTTGTACCATTACTTCCACTGCTGCCACTTAAACCACTTGTACCGCTAGTACCACTTGTTCCGTTGCTACCACTAGTGCCGCTTGTTCCACTTGATCCACTACTTCCACTTGTTCCACTTGATCCACTTGATCCGCTACTTCCACTTGTTCCATTGGTTCCACTTGTGCCACTTGTTCCACTAGTTCCACTAGTTCCGCTACTTCCACTTGTTCCACTACTTCCACTTGTACCGCTTGTACCGCTTGTACCGCTTGTACCGCTTGTACCACTGGTACCGTTAGATCCGCTGCTACCACTTGTACCGGACGATCCACTGCTACCACTCGTACCAGATGATCCACTTGTACCTGAAGAACCTGATTTTCCACTTGTGCCACTGGTACCTCCTGTTCCGGTTGTACCACTTGTGGTACTGGTACCACTTGTACCATTTGTTCCTCCTAAAATACCACTACTGCCGTTTGTACCACTGCTTCCGTCTTCACCACTGGTACCACTTGTACCAAATCCACCGCTTTCACCACTACTACCTCCTTCTCCACTAGTTCCACTGGTACCGTTACTACCACTTGTTCCTGAAGATGTACTTATACCGCTGGTACCACTTGTGGTGCTGGTACCACTTGTTCCAGCTGAACCTTTTTCGCCGCTACTACCGCTAGTACCACTTGTACCTGTTCCAGATGTACCGCTTGTGCTTACATTACTACCTATAGCAAAAACATAACCACATGCAGGAAATGAAAATTTTATTGTGGCTGTATTTTTATTGTTTAAAGTTACACTTTCAGGTATTATTTGATTAAAATTTTGATCATATACAATGAACAATACAAATTCCGAATTTAAATTATGATTATATACCCATGTATCTGTTTTTTGATTACAGGAAAATTCTTGTATGGACTGTGTATTTTTTTGTAAATTGGCATTACAATTAATGATAACACGTAATTCTTCAATTATTTTAAGAAACAGAGGTGTAGTAGGATCTTTAAAAGTCGCTGTTAATTTTTTATAGTCATACAAAGCATTATCCAATTTTAATGGAGCAACTTCGCATGGATCTTTTTTCAATGTTGACATTTCTTATAAATATAACAAAAACAACTAAGTAGCGTCTACATAGTGTTAAAAAAATATAAATATTAACTATATTTAGTTAAATAGAGAAATTGGTATTCGTCTCCATTGACCTGTACTATAAATATAAAAATAATTACCGTCGTAGCTTACCCAGCCATCTTCTCCATAGTCACTTGATTGATAAGGTACTTGATGATAGAATTTATCAGGAAATCTTTGAAATATTCTAAAAGCTGTATTTATAGGTCTTCTATTAGCTGTAGTGTATATGGGATTACCATTACAGTCATAACCACTTATATAAGTTTGACTACTATAATCATAATCAAATGTAGATATTTCTCTTTTTAACCACCCCGATGGATATTGATATACATAAATATATTTACTATCATAAGCTAACCAACCATTTTCTCCATAATCAGTGATGGATTTAGGAGCTGGGTGAAATGGAGTATTAATTGTATTTTGATAATTTGATGGTATTTTATTATAACCATCCAAATTGGTTACTTCATTTGGCTTTAGTGCCATTGTACCTTGACCTGTTACATCTGTGTAATCCAATGGACTATCTTTTAGATTACTACTGTTTTTAATAACATTATGTTCAATTGCACTCATTTCTCCAGCACTAGCTACAGCATTTTCTTGCAACATTACTTTTCTTACAGTAAATAGCTTTTGAGTGGTATTTTTTACCCCGTTTAAATTTGTTATATAATTATCATTTAGCAAGTAAGCGTTGACATTTATATCGAATGATGTTTTGATATTACGATCTTCACCGTCGTTAACTTCTTGTTCGATGCTATAACTATCTATTCTAGCTCTAAATTTAAATCTCTCTGCATCACCCCAGTAGTCTTTAGCTGCGTAGTTTATTTGTTCCAATAGTTTATTATTTTGATCTACATAATCGGTCCAAATGATGCATTCGTATGTTATATTTACTTGAACTGGCAAACTCACACTATAAATCTGTTTGGTTGGCTTACTTGGAAATACGCCTTTATTCATTAAATCGAACCGGTCATACTTATTCTTCTCGCTATAATTCATTATAGTTTCATAATTTAAATAACGATTAAATGTTGCAAGATCTTTGTTATTCTCAACACTTTTTCTACGAATCATTATGGCTGGCAACAATATTTTGCCTTGGTTATCTCTAATATTGCCAAACTTTTTCATAGCAAACCATCTTTCTGGATTGCCGTATATAACTGGCACTTTTACAACTTCACCATTATCATTAACTTGAAGTCTGAGTGTATTGTTTAAAGTATTAATAATAGCTGTATCAACGTCTAATAAAGTGACTGTGAAATTCTTCTCTTTATCAGTGTCACGGCGAGTTGCGTTGGCTCTATTATAAAGCTTTTTAACATCTGATTGAGCCGATGCGTTTTCAATCGGATTTGGCGGCGGATTTACATTATTATTTGGACCCCAAGCCATAAATTATGTTTGTCTTTCTACGAGGTTAAGTTTACTTAGTCTTGTGTAATGTGTATTAACAATCAAACTCCAAGACTTATCTGGATGTCCACCCAAGAATTGCTCTTGAACAACATTATCAATTTCGTAATAACGTTCATTATACAGAACCAAATCTCCAATTTCTGGAAAATAATTGGTGGTAATACAATCACGTTCTCTAAATCTATAAACGATATCTTGTTTTCTATCAGGACCATAACCCTGAGATCCATCGGCAGTTATGTCTTCACGTTGCACAAGACAACTTAAATCAATGCCTGAATAGAAAATTTTACCTTTATCACTGCTACTTTCGCCATAAATATTGGTATTGGTTTCATAAGCAGCAATCTTAAATACTTGAACAACACATTCGATTATATCACCTATTAATTCCGAGTTTACACTACCCAAGAAGTTTATGTCTCTTGGAGAAAAATATCTTCCAGGCGAATAATTGTTATTGTAAATGCCAACATCTTTACGAGTTGATGTCCAATATTGTTTAAATTTTGGATCGGTTTTTGGATACTGTGGAGATACAGGTGCTGCCATATGTTTTATCCTATATAAATATGTAAAGGTACACGGGACAACATCTTATTCATTTCTTCACTTTCTTTTCCTTTATTTTCCAATTGATTAACACGAAGCGTCTTTTCCAACATATCTCTTAGTTTTTCAAGCAATGAATCTTTTTCTTCTTTAGCTTCAGAACGAAGTTCAGCACCATCAAGAGTTACTTCGCCGCCAGGAATTGGTACGGTACTATATTTTTGAAGAATACGACCCAATGTTTCCTTACACAACGCTAAGAAATATTTTTTAATCCACTGTTTACCAGGCTGATTTACCTTACAGTATGTACAGTATTCATATGGAATATCACTTGGATCGCTTATATATTCATAACGAGATCCGCTATAAAAGTTAGTAATATCACGTTCACTTTCAACGATGTAATCTATATACACTCTGAAATTATCAGTTGGAATTGGAAATATTCTCAACTTGTTGTTGCCTAGAATTTCAAAGCTGTAAGCACTTTTACGAACCATATCATTGAATTCGATAGCTTGTACACGTTCCAAATCTTCGAATATAGGAGTCATCAAGAATTGTGTAGCTGGACTATATGCGCTGAATCCCATTTCACTGAGTACGTTGCTGTAACTCATACCTGTCATACTAAATGGATCATAAATACGTGCAATAGCTGGGGGTCGATGATGAAATACTCTTTTTACTTCTATACGAGAACCAGTTAAATGTTCAATGTCTCGGCCAATTAGTATGTTTAAGTCATACACCTGATTGGTAGCAGATGGATTGATACTTCCACTAATAGTTACATAATTACGTTTAACTTCAACTTCGCCACCAACAAGTGCTTCTGCTCCGTATTGCTTACTCAATTGAATTGTAAAAGGTAAACCTGTACTTTTTACACCTAGTCCTGTTAAATTGCTGTATTTAGCTTGAGGTAAACCTTGTAAATTAACCATATTATTAACGATATTAAATTCATTAACAACGCGGTTATACTCCAATACAGATTCTTCAAAACAAGCGTAAAAATTAACATCGATCATTTCTATATCGATGATTGGATACCCCAAACGTTTCGCTGCCCACATAGCGCTGCTACTACAATCGTTTTCAAATGTAGTTTCGCCAGATCCTGTGTTGCAACTTTCGCTTAAGTAATAACCAAATGGCACAGTGTCTTGGGTAACACTGCTACCACTTCCAGGCCATCTTACCCTATCGGAGTCAAGATTAGCACTCATATCTTAGTCCACCCTTTCACGTTTTTTACAACTCTGTCTTTTTTTAAGAAATAACCAATGTCTCCATTTGTTAATATATTAATAGATGGATTGTTACTATTTAATTTTTTCATTTGTTCAATTAAATCAAATCGTGTACCATTAATAATATCTCCATTAAATTTATTTTTGAGTGTATAAATATTTTTATCTGCAGCTGGATTATTTAATCCTAATTTTGATTGTCTTATCTTTTCTTTTACTTCAGGTCTACTATTAACTTCAATTGCAATCAATCTTTGTTTTTCTTTATTTTCCGGTTTATTTTTTGTCAAAATCATCTTTTCTAAAGCAATCTTATTTCTACGCATTACATTATTATCTCCACGATTTGCAATACTTATTTTTTCTTTTGTTTCTTCGGTGTGTTTCTTTCCAAAAAAAGTTCCTTTATCACCAGAATAAATATCTATTTTAGTTCCGGGTTTACCCGTTTCAATGATTAAATTTGCCCAATCGCCACTTTTAACTATATCAAATTTGTTACTATAATCTATACACAACTTACTAAATTCTTCAATTCTATCTAAATCATATTTAGCAATTATTTCTGTATTTATATGTTTTCCGTGGACTTTTAAATGGTTATTCCATCTTGTTCCGGAACCTTTATATGAAATAGCTTTGGAATCACTAGTAGTAACTCTCTTACAAAGATATCTCATTCCAGTTACAGAATGGGTTTTAACCAATAGATACAAATATTTCTTGACATTAGCACTCATTAATTATAAATATCTAAACAACAAAAATAGACAGTTTATAATTTGTTAATTCACATATCATATTTTTTCACCCGTTTTATCAGCGGTACCTTTCAATTTACTTGATATTTTATTTAAATAACTCTTGATTTTATCTTTATAGATCTGTTTAGCAGTAATATTGTTTGGCTCTGTTGGCGCACGATCACCCCAATAAATTTTTTGTGTAAAATACTTATCTCCAAATCTTTCCCTCAATTCCTTGGTTCTTATTACGAATGTATCTTCTGGTCCCTTATTTTGTATTATACCCAATGTAAATGCGTCTTTTAATCTAAATCCCTTCATCTTTAATCCGGCGATTACACCTACGGGTTTACCTGTATCCGGATCAATAGGTCGATCAACATCGTCTAAAAATCTCAAATCGGTTCTATCTGCATCAATTACTTTATAACCACGATAATATTCTGGTAATTCATCAAATATTGCAGAAATATTACCGCCAGCCTTCAAATATTTTTCACATTCTATATTGTTTTGTAAAGTTTCTTTTCTTGAAAAAGTCATATGTGGTTTTGAAGGATCTTCAAGACTTTGCATTGCCCATTTAAACACGGCTGTATAGTCATAAAATTTAACATCTGGATTTGCAGATTTCCAACTTTCCAATTTTTTATGAAAATCAAGATCGCTCGTACCGTTTAATCTAACCGATAACTTTAAATTGTATTTATTAGCCACTTTTTTCAAAAACTCCATTTCAATTTGTAATCTTTCAATGAAGTCTTCAGGACGCATTGGATTCAATATTCTACCACGTTTACCTTCGGGTCCGGGTCTACCTTTGCCATAAAATCTATCTATAATTTTTGGATCTATAGGAATATTTTTCATCTCATCAGATGTCAATTTGTCACCAAACAACCAACGAGTTTTTCTAGTTCTTGCTGCTAATTTTGCTTTTAGATATGCGGGGTTACCAGCAAAATTCAAACAACCAGCGTTACATTCTGGACTTTTCTTTGGACACACTTCATGACCTGATGAATCAGAAGGAGCCAAATATAAAATTGCAGTCAAATATCCTTTGTCATCTAAGAAAGACTTCAGTGTTTTTGGATCGTTTAATACACTCAACAGTTTTAATCTTCCTTGAGTGTCTCGGGCAATATTCTTCATTAATTCAGCCAACTCAAAACTAATAGGCTCCTTTTTGTTCGCTTCGGTCAAACATATCTTCAAATTGTTATCGGTGTCATTTATAGCTTCATATAGAGATTGATTTACGCAATGTTTACATTTACATACAAATTGATCTATTGGGATAATACTGTCAGCAGGTAGACCCATTCCTTCGTACATTTTAACTTCAATTAGCAAATCGATTAATTTCATATATGTTTTGTTATTCTTACTTTTAAATTGCCCTCACCTTTTATTACACGGTGATATGTTTCTTTAGGTATAAATATTGTTTCTTTAAGTAATTGTGGTAAATTATTATCTAATTGAACTTGCCAATTTACGTTTTCTATAACTTCAATTGTTCTATCTTCACGATCTATATGCCATTCCAGTTCGTGAGTGTCTACATCAGAACTAAATTCTCTTATATACTGATTGTTACCCACGGACTTTTCTGTGAACGGAAAATTCATAGTAAAATTAAGGAGGTGGAGGAGTGGTATTATCAAATGTTTTAATTTTTACAGGAATATTCAAACTGGTAAATACAAATTCTCTATTGAATAACCCAAGTGAATTAATTATTACTCCATCATAAGCATCAATAAACAAATAATCACATGCACTATTACTCAAACTACCATCACTTGTAAGAGAACATCCAATTCCTAAATTGCTTTGAGTTAACCAATAAGCATCGTTCTTAGATTTCTTAGCTGCTTCATAATACCAAGTATTATAATATGCGGGGTTAACACTATAAAATCCAGTGGCATTATTTTCCATGTCTTGTTCAGTGTAATGAGAGGTTGGATATTCAGTAGAAGGTTGATATTGAGTAATAACAAATCTTGGAAGCAATACTGACCAAATAGATTGATCCAATGCATATGTAGCCGATGTCAATAACTGATTAAACATTGGATCATCTTGACTTGGAAATAAGTTTGGTACAGCTAAATCGGAAACAGAAGCAGAAATTGTTGTGGTACCAAATGGAGTAATTAATTGACCGCTATAAATATTGTTCCAAGATCCTGATGTATTTACATATAATTCTTGTAAGTCACTGCCACATTGTAATGATGTTTGTTCAAATCTACTAATTAAATCAGCAAATTCCCCAGCTAAACAAGGAGGAGTTTTAGTAGCATATTGAGCAACCATAGAAGCAGCAAAATTACCAGCTAATGCACCTGCAAATCCAGCACAACCACCCAAAGCAGCCATTGCACTAGTAAGTAGATTCAAACCTATTTGTAAACCCAAGTCTTGATTGTCAGTTTGACTCAGAAGAGCATACGCATTTAGAATCTTTGAGTTACCATATGAGTAAAATTGCGTATTAAACGCAATCATATTATTTAGATTAGTCTGTGCATTTGATATATCAGTTGGGGTAGGGGGAGTATTTGTCATATATTATTTGTGCTTATAACCACGTTTTGGATAAGAGCCATACCACATAGCTCTTGATTGTCCATCAAATCACCTAATTTAATCATATTCATAAATATCAATTTAATTATAAAAAGTAATATTTATATTATATGAGCATTAAAAAACAACTGTTTTATACTATTGTAATTTTGATATTAACCGGATGTATTTCGTCAGAGGTTAAATCCGCAAAGCAAGTTACTGTGGCACAAGATGCCGTTGCGAAACAAGAAGCCAAAGTAGACAATACAATGGTGGAGTTGGAAAAGGTAGAAAAGGGTAAACGAGTACAAACTTCTTCTTTATCAATTGGTATTCAACATTCGTTAAGTCAAGTAACCAATGCGCCTGTACAAGTTGACACTGCTAAAGCACTAAATGAACGTGTCATTTCTATAGTTGGGTCACCTCATATAGATGAAATCAAACGTATTAAAGCTACCGTTGATCTATTGAATAGTCAAGTTGCTGAAGAAAGAAAGAAAGGTGATCAGTTATTGTCACAACGTGACGAAATCATCAACAAACTACAAAAAGAAAAGTCTGCTTTGAAAGAAAAGTATGACGATGAATTGTGGCAAATGACTGATAAAGCAAAAGAAATTGCAAAAGAAGCTGATCAAAGTAAGGCTACTCTTGATGCTATGAGTGGTATGTTTGGATTAAATGCGGTATTTTGGGGTTTAAAGAAGTTCTTTATCAGTGCATTGACCGCTATTATCGTATTCGTTATAGTATTTGTTATACTTAGAATATTAGCAACAGTACATCCAGCAGCCGGCGCAGCATTTAGTATATTCAATATGATCGGATCCGGACTATTAAGTTTAGTAAAAGTATTAACTCCACATGCATTTGAATTGGCCAATTTTGCATCAAAAAACAAAGTAGATGAATTCAAGTCTCCTCTTGTCAAAATAGTCGATGTAATCCAAGAACTTAAAGAAAAGCAAAAAGAATCTCCTGATAGAGTATATCCATTAACCGAAGTGTTAAAGAGATTTGATAAAGAAATGGATAGCACTGAAAAAGATTTAATCGACGATATTTTAAAAGAACAAAAGTGGATTAAATAAATTATTAAATATATTTATTATATAATTGTTTTAGATTGTTAACTAACGTTGTGTGTTAATAAACTAAATACGATTATGGATACAAATACAGCACACGTAATATCTCAAGAAGTATTGGAATCAACTGCACAAGATATGACAGGCAAATATGTCTGGATGTTCTTAGCAGGCTTGATAATTTTAATGTTTAAATCGAGCATAGAAAAACTTGCAGCTGCGCTGTTTATGTTTATTGGCTCCGATTATAAAGAAGATGACGTTGTATACGTCGATGGTAAACCAGGCAGAATTATTCGTGTAGGACTTACCAAAACTGTATTCTTTATCTATGATATTGTCGATGGTAAGGTTGTTAGTGGCAACAAATTAGTGGTTCAAAATGAAAGATTGTCAAGTCTAAATATAGAAAAACCACTGCCCAATTTGGATTTAAGTCGTTTTAAAAAAGACTAATTTAACACTACAAACATATGGCTATCAATATTTTTACCCATATTAGAAGGGGTCTATACGATAACGTTTACAATTGTATAGAAAAAGAAAAAGTTGACGTTAATCAAAGAGACGACGACACAGGTAATCCGCCTCTGGTTGTCGCTGTAGAAGAAAATCAAATAGAAATAGTCAGATTACTACTAAATCACGGTGCAGATGCTAATTGTAAAGATTGGACTAGCAAAAATACTGCACTAGATGTAGCTGAACAAAAAGGTTTTAAACCTATTGTAGAAGTATTACAACAAAGAGGTGCCAAATATAGTAGTGGTAGTAGTTTCCACTTAGCTGCAAAGAATGGTGATATTGTTTCTATTGAAGAAATGTTAGACAGGGGATATGATATCAATGAAGTTGACGCGGGTAAAGGTTGGACTGCACTACATTATGCTGTAAATTATGGACAAAAACACTTGGTTGAATATCTAATCATTAAAGGTGCAGATGTCAACAAGAAAGATTTCTTGGGTAAAAACAACCCAATTGATGTACTATCCAACACAAATAGAGGTGAAATTGTTAAAATACTAAACAATTACGGTGCTAAATCTGCCGGTGGTATAAGCATTCATTTCTGCGCAGAAACAGGTGATTTTGAAGGTGTACAAGGATTCTTTGATAAAGATGGTAGAATCAATGGTAGAGACGAAAAGAACGGTTGGATGCCATTACATTATGCCGTTAACGCTAACGATGTTGATATGGTTGAATTTTTGGTACATTTGGGAGCAAACGTTAATGGTGCGGATTTTAAGGGTGAAATTGCTCCATTAGATATCGCATTCAAGACTGGAAATGTAGAAATGCAAAGTTATTTACAATCCAAAGGTGCTCAAAGAAAGAAGAAACACGATACAGGTGGTGGCGGTAAAGATGTGACCATTTATATTACAGATGAAGTCAAAAAACAAATAGCTTTGTTTATTGAAAAACGTGAAAGAGAAGAAGCTGCTATTAAAAAGATAGAAGAAGAACAAGCAGCAAAAGAACCAAAAAAGAAAGATGCTCCTGTAAAGAAGATTAACTGGAAGGACTTCTTGAAGTTAAAGAATATGCCGGTTGTAGAAAAGAAAGAAGAACAAAAGAAGGTTGAAGTTCCAAAGCCTGTAAAATCCATTGTCAAGAAGGTCGAAAAGGTTGATGTGGAAGTGAAATCAGGTAGATTACAATTGGATACAGAACAAGAAGGTTATATATTCTTTATGGATATTGTAGCTTATAGTAAAAAGACTACCGATGAACAAAAGAAAGCTTGTAAAGATTTGGGTACTTTGATTAAAGGTACAATGCAATACAAGACAGCTAATGCTCTTGAAAAGTTAATCATATTACCTACTGGCGATGGTATGGTAATGGGTTTCTTTACATATTTAGAAGACGCAATGAATTGTGCGGTTGCTATAGCTAAAGCAGTAAAAGATAGACCAGACTTACAAATGAGAATGGGTGTACATTGTGGATCTGTAATCCCAATGGAAGATATCAATGGCAATTTAAATATAAGTGGCGACGGCATCAATTATGCTCAAAGAGTAATGGATGCGGGTGAAAGTAATCATTTATTGGTTAGTTCCGCTGTAATGTTAAAATATGATAGACCCACATATGTATTAGTGAATGATTTAGGCGATGTAGTTGTAAAACACGGTGTGGTGATGCACTTGTATAGTTTACACGGTAGTGACTTTGGCAACAAATCATTTCCATCAAGCAGAGTAACAAAAGCAGAACCAACAATAAATAAACCAGTATGAGAGTAATGCCTTTGGTAAGACAATATCATCCAAGTATTGTTAACACAGATTTGGATGTATATAAGATAAAAGATAGAGTAATGGCCGCGCCTATAAATAATCATCCAGATCCATATCAGGTAATTGATAGACTTGGTATAAATCAAATTAACCCAACTAAGATAAAAACAGTGGTTTATAATTCCAAGGGTCTTTTTTACATAATATAAATCTTGACAGGTAGAGTTATATTGTTATAATGAAATAATGTCGGAGTATTTTAACCCCTCATTAATTTACCTCAAAAGCATCAATAAGAATGTTGCAAAAACTCTTATTGAAAAGAACCACTATACTCACAAGTGGTCACTTTGTACTGTAGCTTATGGAGTTTATT